AAGAGCTGCTTTAGTAGTAACCACAACAGGAGCACTACTAGGATTTGTGCTAGAGTCTGGATCGTAATCATCTACGCCTTGTGGAGTGAAGTGCACAGAAACGGTTTGACCTTCTGAAGTCAACATCCTCTTCGCCATGTTGGCGAGCTGGTCAAGAATTGCCATGTAATCTCCTAGAAGAGGTTGTCTTCTGTCAGAACAGTGTACTCACCATTCTCTCCACCAATCGGAAGCCTGCGCTGAACGATTGTGGTGTCTGCTTGGTTATCCAGCACATCCTGCACATACAGACCGGCACTGAAGATCCCCCCAACTACAGTCCCATAAGCAGGGTTTCTAATCGTCTCTTTAAGCGCCTTGAGGTAATTCTCAAAGGCTTGGTTGCCGTAAGTTTCCATTCTGTCCAGACGTGCTCTAGTATTATGAGCCATCATCATCAGAATATAACTGGCAGAAATCTGGATTACAGCATTCTCGTTCTGTGCATTGGCGTCAAGCAAGTCCTGATACTGCTGATCTGCCATGATAGGAATATCAAGGGAGTCACCTACAGACATTCGGATGCGGCCAATAGCCGAGGTCAAATCAATAATAGCCATTATCGCTCCTTGGTGTTTTGTTATGTTTCTTGTTATATAAGCCCTCGTTAGAAGACTCATATAACAAGAGGGGCGCAAGCCCCTCTCATATTTACAACTTACGATGCAGCAGACTTGGCCTGAACGATCAGGGCAGGCTTCGAGACTGCGTTGAGGAAGTTGGATTCCGTCTCAATTTCAATCTTGTCGCCACGTTGGCCCGGATACTCAAACGCATACATACGCTCACCCATCGTGCCCAACAGGTCAAACTTATTGGCAGCGCCAAAGTAAGTCGTGAAGATGTCAGTGCCTGTAGGAATGAAGTAAGCCTCATCAGCCGGGATCAAACGGCTGCCCGTGCCAGCACCAATCGTGCCGCCCAGAGAATCACGCAGTTCAATATAACGAACGTTGCCATGCACAAACTCGCGGTGCATTGCAGTAGCGCCACCAGCACGGTTGCGCAGCGGCTCTTGCGAAGAAGTGTAATACTGATAAGCAGCCTTGATAGAAGCATGCGAGATCAGCTTGCCAAAGAACTCTGGCGAACACAGGGCGATAATACCAGTAACCATACTGCCATTGGCATTGTCCAGAATGTGAGCAACAGCCTCTTCGCTCTTGCCAAGTACGTCAGTAGTACCAGTGCCAAGATCAAAGAAAACGGTCTTCTTTGTGATACCGAACTCGGTATAATAATTCATGGCAACAGTGCCATTCGGAGCATACACGTCGCCAGTGGTAATAACCTTAGAACGGGCATACTCCAGCGTCCAAGCGTGGTTCTGAGCAATACGCTCCAACTTGCGACTACGAACAGCAGCCAGAGTTTCTTCTTGGCTCAGATTAGCATAGGCGCTCTTACCCTTGATGTCATTCGGGCTGATGTAGTCATCATAGGGAAAGTGAGGAATAGACCAACTACGAATCTTACGGCTATAGTCCTTGCCAACACTAGCACGCTCACCGCGAACCTTGTCAACAATCAGGGCACCATCTTTGGTGATTTCTTGGAATTGAACCACATTGGCTTCAACACCTTCTTCAGCGAACAGGCCCAACTGGCCGATAGTGCCCCACTGATTAGGAACAACCAGCAGTTCTGGTGTCCAGTCGGCTACAGCAAACGAGTCTTGAAAATTACGGATGATAGGCATTTACTTTTCCTTTATTATTAGATGGCGGTATCAGCAACGATGCCGAGCAAAGCCAGTGCGTTATACACGGCCAATTTTTCTGCGGCTGTGTCAGTACCGGCACCCATAACGAGCAAGTCCTTAGCAACGCGCATAGGGCCACGAGCAAACATCAGAACCTTTTTGTCCGTGGTGGTAGCAAACGTAGCGCCAAGGGTGTTCTCGTCAGTGCCAATCAGGATGCCAGCGGCTTCCAGCCCAGCGCCCGAAGCCAAGGAGGCGTCTTGAACAAGATACTTGCCAGTGGCAGTAACTTTAGCAAGCACAGTACCGAAGGCGAGGGTAGCGCCAGCAGCCAGATTCACAGTAACAAGCTCGCGGCAATAGCCAGTCGAAGGCTCAAATTCATTCTTAACAAGGGCGCCGAAGCGCACGGTGTCTGTAGCAATTACGGTCATATATTTTCCTTTTGCAAAAAGAGGGACGCTTCTTACGAAGCTTTATTGTATTTCTGTTTCAGAATTGCCATCTCGCGGGATTCGCCAGCGTCAGTAGATGCTTCTGCTTCGCCGCTTACGCCGATTTCTGTGAACAGGATGCTTTCGGCTTCTTTGGCAAAGGATGCCGCGAACCCAGAAACTACGGTACTAAAGGCACTCATCTCCAAGCCGCTGATAGCAGCAAACGTAGCATCAAGGCCAGCATTGTCAGCCCCAATAACGTCTGCAAGCATCGTGCGCTTGTCAGCAAGTTCTTTCGCTTTCGCTTGGGCTACAACCTCTGCGGCCTTAGCTTCTGCTTCTGCGGCATAGCTGGACAGTTGTTCCAGTTTGCCATTCATCTCTGCCAGAAGAGCATCCTTCTGAGCAATGACGGAATTCAGTTGTTCCAGTTGGCTGACAGCCTCTTGGAGTTGGACGGACATTTCAGTGGCTGCTGTAAAACCATCTACAGCTTCCAGTGCTTCGTCGGGTTTATCACCCATCAATTTCTTCTTGAGCTGATTAAGCATTCTTTCTCCTATCATGCAAACTTAGTAGATACGTAGTCAGAAAAGACTTCGTGATCCATTATGGATGTTACAAGGCCAAGTTGAAGGCACGTATCAGCATCGAACACTTGCGCATCCATTGCCTTAATATCTTCGTAGCTTAATCCTGTATACTTATTAACGTGGTTGATAAACTTATCGCCCAGCTTATTAACATCTTGTTGAAGCTTCTCCAAGAAGCTGTCCTTGAATGAGCCGTCTTTAGCAAAAGGAACTTTGCCGGGGGTATTGGTAATATAAATCTCTTTATAACCTGCTTCGTCCATTGCCTTGCTATCATCGAATAGCGCAATCATTGCTCCGATAGAACCTGCCTGAGCTTCTGGATGGATAATGATTTCATCACACACGCATGCAAGGCCGTAGCAAGCACTGGCAGCAAACTCATCTACGTAGGCCAGTGAATACACACCAGCTTCGTCCAGCATCTTACGTATAGCATCAGCAGTGCTGAACATGTGGCTGGCCTGACCACCGCCAGAGGCACATTCAAAGATGATGGCCTTTACGCCAGCTTCAATCATGTCTTCTACATCGTCCATTAGACCGAGGTAGGAAGTACCTTCAGGAGCACACATCATCTCAACAGGCTTATAAGTCAGTGGCCCACTGATCTGGATAACACCAATACCGTTGAAGATGTCTAGCTCTCCTGCTGGAAGACCGGCTCCGGGAGTGCCTTGATAAATTGGAGCACCAAGAACTCCCGAGTTTCTACTCAGAAGATAGTCTGCAATAGGTTTGAAGTGGGACGGAGCAATAAGCTGCGGAGTATTAAAAACTTGCCCAGCAAGTCGTAATAGTTTATGTGGCATAGTTTTCCTTATTCTGCGTTATCAGAATTTTTATCGCTGGAATTACCAGAAGATCCATTAACATTTCCAGTTCCAGAGTTAAGCCCTTGAGTCATTCCGTCTCCAGATCTGGAAGCAGAAGTATCAGGAATATTAGGCTCTTCATCATCAGGCTTAGGAGCAAGCCCCAAAGCACCACGAGAATAGTTAAGCAACTCACGATCAATCTCAATCGTATTAGTAGCTCCGCAACGTTGCAGAAACTTACTGATACTATCAAGCGATGGCTTACTGATATTGCCAAACACCATCGTTGCACAGCCTGCCGTGTCCCAACCGTTCATAGAATAAAGCTGCGGGATAACGTCCTTATTGAATACGTCTGCAATCTCTTGCAAGCGATATTCAAGGCCCATTTCCACGAGTTCCGATTTCCCTTCGACTAGGCTTAGAGATCCGTTAGCTCCGTTGCCTACGTTAAGAATATCGGCACTAAGCGCCAGCAGAATACGACTATCAACACGATTCAGAATATCTACAGTGTCGTAAGACTTCCCAGACTGGGACTGCATAATATCTGCTGTGAATAATTCTTTCTTGGTCGTCTCGTCAGAATCAGAGGGAAGTAGGATGCCAGATTGCTCTCCTTGGGATATATTCCGTAATACCTTCTTAAACTCGTCTGCTACAGCCTTCTTACCAGCATCTGCATTAGGATCTAGGTAAGCCGCTGGGATACCCATTTTGAAGATACCCCCGAGATCCTTGGCAATGCCGAGCAGCTCAGAATTCTCAATCTCAATGGCTTTGCGCCAAGCGTCATACGCTCCGCGTAGCAGGCTAGTGCCTTCAGGATTACTGTTCATCGGAGAGCAGCTAAAAATAGCAATCTTCTCACGAGGAATTTCAATCTTTGTTCCTAGTACAGCATATCGAGCGCCATACTCCATGTTCTCCGTGGATTGCTCAACACCCTTCAGGGTACGACCATCTTCAGAGTAGAGCCAGCCACTAATAGTGGATTGGCTACGAGGCTTCAAGCCAGCAAGGCCAATCAGGCCATCTTTATATTTGGATTTACCCTTAACGCGACGCTTGTATTGTTTCTCGTGAATAGAGAATCCATAGCGCAGGTAGGAGAGAGCTGATACGAGAGTAGAGAAGAAGCTGTCGTCCATATCGTTAAGACACGTCTGGACAAACGTGGCTCGTTCTTTCTCCGCATCTGTTGCTTCAGCACCTACAGTAATTTGGTAGGGAGTGCGAGCCAACATTACAGTGTAGAACTGGAGTGCTGCTGCAATGGCGTGGTACTTAGCCATCTGGTTTACGGTTGACACCCTTCGCGGCATCCGCCAGTTACGATCTTCATCCTCAAGAATCTGTTTGGCGATAACCTTAGTGCCTGTGTAGCCTACTTCGGACATTCCTCCGATGCGAGGTGCTCCGGGAGAATCAGGGTCACGCTGTAGAAGGCTATCATTCAGAGCTTCAGCCATTAAGCCTCCTTTTGGTTATACATTATTTGGATATATAGATTATACCACGAGAATGAGCCCAAGTCAATAGTAACCCTAGATATATTTTATAATACGCAGGGTTACTATTGAGTATCAATCAATTTAGTGGGCTGGGGCGAGTGTAGGAGTCATTTCCAAGATTAAACACTGGTAAAGTGTTTCTTTTAGCTAAGAATTTAAATCCTGAACTCGTTGCATCCCATTCATCATCGTGAATTTTTCTCATAGTCTCTGGAGTACCTTCAAAGTCAGACATGACTCGCAGATACTCTTCGTTCCAGTTTCCGATGACAATTGACACCATCCCAGACTCTGCGATTTGACAGAATGGCAAACCACGATTTAACTTACCAGAGTGGCCTGACATTACATCCACCTTCACAATACACCCAGCTTCAGACAATACTGAAACAAAGTGTTGTGCTGCAATCTTACCAGATCCACCAGCATCCTGTGGTATCACAATTGGTACATCCAGTCCGTCAAGGTTCGCCTGTGAGATAATCTTTTGCAGAAGGTTGTGGGGACGTTCAAACATCTTCAGCATGTCTATTAGGTAATAATGCCCAAATGGATCACGGGCCATGAGAATACCTACCGATGCGTCCGGGTTTCTATTCGCTTCCGACTTCTCACTAGCTGCCAAGTCATATGCACGTACATACTGCAACCCTTCTGGCAAATCGTGGATTGTAATACGCTTGCACCATTCTGGCTTAAAATGAGCCTGCCCAACGTCAATGTTAGCCCAACTGCCGTGAAGAAATTTTAGTTGATTCTTTCTTGGCTGCGCCAACAGATTTGCAAGGTAGGACGTATTCCGTGGTGGCAAGAGGTACGGGTTTTGATACACTCCGCAAGGAATGAATCGAAATGACTTTGGTAAGAATAGCAGATTTGGATCAATTTTCAGGACATCCTCTGCGGAGAGGCCTAGTCCATAAGTCATCCTGCGTGGTGCGCCGTGCAGTTCAAAGCACTCTTCAGCAGAGTCAGCCCAAAGCACCTTACCATCGAGCACTACCATCCACCTAACCATGTTCTCCGTTCCCTCTACAGGCACTCCTGTGTCAGGATCTAAGCAGTACTCCAGCCAGTCTTTCAGAAAACTGCGGTGGTTCGGATTACACGTCATAAAAACTTGGGACTTCCTCTTCGACGTTGCAGAACGAACGCGAGAAAGAAGGAACAAGACAGTGTCCAAACTCCAATCATCTCCTACCTCATCAATCGCCAAACGCTGGGTCTGCAGCCCCTGAAGGCTACCCAACATTGACTCATCAGGGACGCCGAGGAAACTAATCTCCGCGCCAGAAGGAAACGTCCAAACTAGATTGGTTTTGTTAAATGCCCCACCAAACGGCTCATAGAATTGTCGACTTTCTGCCACAAGTCCGCCTTGGCGGGTCAACTCGGGCCGCGACTTCCTCGCCACTGTGCAAGTGAAGTCCTTTTCGTGGATAGCATCCAACTGCTTCATTAGAATGCTGGCGCTTTTACCACCTCCTGCCAAGGGTGTTCAACAAGGTGCGTTACTCCCCTGCCAGCAGCATTACCTGCATCTCTATGTCACCATAGACGTTCAGACTATATCTTCTTTGTTTCCCGTTTCGAGCCACTTGGCCCTACGCCTTTCGGCTAGTCGTTACACGTTCCCTTTCGGGCTTCGCACGGTATTGTCTGCTAGAGAGTTTCACCGTTAAGAGAAATGTTTTTACCGTGGAGGCACAAGTTTACCACCACCTACTAGCACGATATCTTCTTGTGCCGTTAAAATCAGGCGCTGCCGCTCACTGGCAGGCCCAAAGATCTTTTGTTGTTTAGCCACCGAATACCTCCTCTGCTTTATTCAAAACATCTTGCACTGAAACGCCAGAAAAGCATTCAGACCATCCGTCAAATCTGGTTGATGGGGATTTGTACTCGCCCCTGAGCCATCGCAACATCGTTGTTTCACATGTGTTGCACTCTCGCCCGCTTCCGCTGTATTCTTTTACTACTTTAAAGCGCTGTGTTGTTGTCTTATTTATATCAGCAGCCCGTGACTGTGCTGTGAGGTTTGTGATTCCGACCTTCACATAGTCATCTGACTGTAGTATGTAGAATACCCCGGGCAAATCTTGCCGGAAGCCTGATTTAGAACAGGATGGGCACGACCTTCCCCTCAGGTGATTGTTTGGGGTTTGCCAGAATGTGCTTCCGCAGGCTTTGCAGTTAATGGAAAGGTGTGTGGTGGCATTGGTATATTTTGCTTCAGAGTAGCCGTACTTGTCTCCATGTACTACCACTGCCTTTTCTACAAAATCTTCCAGATTACTTCTCTGCTTTTCTGTTGTAGAATCTCTGCCACATTTTTCACACCCTCTTCCCATCATATGACCTGTAGCTTCCTGCTTAAACACCCCGTGCACTGGGCAAACTATCTCAACACTCTTCCTACCTTTTACATACTCCACGAGAGAGTAATCGTAGTAATCCCCGTGAGCGGCTCTGGCCCTTTCTAGGAAATAAGCAGTATCTTTTGTTCTGGCTTTAGATATTTTGTCTCCCTTGCACTTACTACAGCCCTTTCCTTGCATATGCCCTGAAGGCGTCTGTAGAAACTCTCCGTGAATAGGACAAATAATCCGAACCTTGTTGTATATCCCATCAGTCTGTACCAGCGAGTAGTCATAGGTATCGCCGTGTGCAGCCTTAAACCTTTTCAAGAACTCTTCTTGCGTTATCTTACCGCCCTGCCACCCGTCCTCCATGGAGCAGTGAGGACATCCAGTATTACTTCCTAAGTGTGCTACAGGGATAATTTCAATGCCCCCGTGTCGTGCACACGTAATAGTTGTAGGGGTCTTGCTGTTTATATAGACCATGTTATCGTAGGAGAACTTGCCGGGGAAGGTCTTCTTAGAATTCTCTATGAAGCCTGCCTCGTCTCTGTTCCGTACAGACGCAACTTCAGAAGAACATTTCCTGCATCCATGTCCCCTTAACAGATTCTGTGGGAAAGCAAGCCATTTTCCGTGGGCTGGGCAGATAACAACAACCTTATCAACCATTCTGGTAAAGACTGTCTCTGAAAAGTCGTAGGCGTCTCCATGCAACCCTACAAGCCTTGTAACGAACTCCTCTTGACTCAGCCTTGCTGCCATATCACCCCTCCCATCGCTCACTACGAATCAGCTCACTGCGATTCGAGCTGTTAATAACCGTAACCGCCATTTTCCCAGCCTTCCCAGCAGCCTCCAAGAAAGCCTTCATCTCAGCCAATGTCTTGTACTTCGTGTCAGGAGCATCCAGCACTTGCTCCACATAACCATCCTCATCCACGATGCACTCCCGCAGGGAGAATTTGCCCCCGATACTAATGATACGCACCTCGATAGCCATAATCTTTCTCCTAAATATAAAATGTAAAAGCCCCTTCGGGCATTCTCTAAATGAGATACCAGAAGGGGCTGAGTTACACTCTACATTGTGTCCTGTCACGCAGGCTTCTGTTTGTTCTTAAAACTGAGCGGGAAGTCGGTATCGGGCCGAACTATTGAAGATTGGAAATCTACCGTGTATCCATAAACACTTTTCCCGCGTAAAACTGGAGGCAAACCACAGAATCAAACTGTGCTCTAAGGTTTACAAAACCTTTGCATCATCACAATGCTTGAATGCCAGATGCAGCCTAGTGGGATTCAATACCCACATCGCTTCCCCTTGGGGTAGACATTACTTATGCGATAGGCTGCAAAACTACGAGGAAATCCTCAACCATTCTATTCTGGTTCTAGAAGTGACCTTCACAGGTTTCACTTTTACAAGGATCTCCTAACTCTTTAAACTATGCATCGCTTTTCACGACCGCTCGAAGGATTCCTGACGACCCTCTAAGCACCCCGGAGAGCCTCCGAGATGACATGCGTAACTTCACTGGGGGAAGGAGTTTACGCATTTGAAGTGGTGCTAAGGCTACGAGCCTTATTAGTCATATCTTACTTTACCCCTGCAGAGGTGTATGATTACTTGCATAATTTCACCAAGAAAACAGATTGTGTGCTAGATCGCAACTTCTAGGCTTAGCTGTGCTCAACACTTTCCATATCGACTGGCTTCCTAACACGCCCACAAGAAAGAACTCTATCACAGCAACAAGGGGAAGTCGTTTGCCAAGTGCAGCTATATACACTAGAGTTCTTACTTGTGCCTCCTGATCTCCAAGAGGACAAGCCTGCTTACTAAGTTACAGGGACACACTTTCGAGGTGCCAGCTTGGTTACTCGTCTATCACCTATAGCGGATAGCAGCTTTCCGGTAGTTTTTATAGATAGTCCGGCCTATCTTCTCAGCCGGTCGAAAGGAGGGGAAACTCCCGGCTGAAATCCTTATTCCATAAACGCATTGTAACATGTGAATATCAAGAAGTCAAGTTTTATTTATAAATTTGTCGTCCGTTCCATACTGAGAATAACCGACGGTTCAAATTTTACGATTGGCCTGCTATCATCGTCCTCTTCAACATCCTTAATCTTCACAGGCTGTTGCGATTGTAGGAGTCTAACCTGCGCAATTTGCCTTGTCAAGACCTCTTTCGACATCTCCAAATTTAGCTTGATCTTAGTATCCAGAAGATACTGTGCAGCCACAAGCCTTGTCTTAGCGTCTGTGGCAGGGTCAGCCAATACTTTCAGGACAACTGCGATGGCCTCATCAATGTGTGAATCCAGCTTCTTCAAGGTCTTTGATAGCGGATGCCGTTTGATGTCAATTTCAAAACTCACTTGTGGGGCTGGGGTCATCTTAGGCTTCTTCACAATCACTTCAGTATTATCACTCATTCTTCATCCTCTCCCTTTGCTCCTCAATCTTCAAAGCATACTCATGTGCTACTTCTGCGTAGGCTGCTGCTTCGTCTGCTCTGGCGAGGATTGAAGCCAGATCTCTGCGAAACTCTTCTGAAAGGTAGCCTTTGGGGGCTGTGTCAGTAGCAGTGCCGGAGGCTGCAGTGGAAGCTCCTGCGGGGGCTTCACAGACGACTGGGGAACGCACCCAGCTAGACTTATCACGCAACAAACGACTAATAGTGGCAGAATCTGCATCACGCTTGGTTGCGAAATCCAGAGTGAGCTTGTTAAGTTTTCCAGTTGTTTCATCATTCTTCCTCTCAGTCTGTAACACTTTTTCCGTCAGCTTCAGCACTTCTTTGCTTTGGACGGAAACACGTTTAGCCTCAACGGCTTGATAATAATCTGCTGTAAGGCTCCAAGCCATCCAAGAGCCTCCGCCAAGCCCTATAACGAAAGCTGCTGCGATAGCTATGGCAATGCTTTGTAGATTTAGCATGTCATTCCTTTGGCAACGAAACAGACTTAACAATATAGCCAAGGAACGTTCCAGCAGTACCTGCCCACAGCGTCTGGTAGTCTTTCCAATCCAAGGCTCCTGCAATTACACCATAACTGGTGACGCCAAGAATGGCTACAAGGATTACTCCGCAAGCCCACAGGATAAATTTGTTATTCATTTGTGCAATCCTTTTCAAACATTGCCCGTTCTTTGGCTCTGCGTGTAACTAACCCGCGAAGAGGAATCCCATTAGATGTTGTATAACGAATCACAGGCTTTCCGTTAAACATCTTCACTGTGCCATCTGGATTACGCTGTGCAATCTCGTTGAATGCTTTAGCAGCCTCTTTGCAGGACTTTGTATTCACGGCCCTGCCAAGATCACCGCACACAGCGCCAGTGTTGTAGTTGAACGAGACAAGGGCATCGTATTGGTTCTTCCCCAATGGCACTTTAATACAGGCTACAACGCCCTTGGCTGCGTATGCAAGGTCTTCTGCTAGGTAAGCATCGCACTGGGCTTTCGTAGCCGCCATGCCTCTGTAAACACCTCTAGTTTTCCCGGCACAGATGCTTGGCAGTTTCCAGCCATATCCTGCATCGGGGTAGGCCATATACAACCCTTCAGCGTTCTTTGGCCCGTATCCTTCTTCCTTGCTAACGAAGGAGAGAAGCCCTGCAGAGATACC